TAGATATAGACTTTATAGAGCAGACTTTGTAAATGAAGGTCTTGTTAGATTCTTTAATCCAGATCTAGCAACATCTAATAAGAAAGTCACAGTTACTGGAGCAAATCAATTATTACCACTCTCAAGAAAAGTTGTAGTTGGTCTTGGATCAACTGGATATGACGAGACTAATGTTGTTCCTGGTGTAACGATTGTTCAGGGAACTGCTACTGGAACTTTAGCTTCAATTGGTGGTAGTATAACTGTAGGAACTGGGGCAACAGTGATAAATGTTGGAACAGGATATAGTGTTTCTGGAACATTTACTAATGTTTCCTTAGAATCTGAAACTGGTATTGGTGAAGGTGCAGTTGCAACGATCAATACGAATGCAAGTGGACAGATTAGTGTTATCACAATTACCGGTGGTGGAAATAATTATTCTGTTGGCGATATTTTAGTAATACCAGAAACTTCACCACTTAATACTGGATTTGGTGGAAAGTTCTCGGTAAGTTCAATTGCATCCAAGAATACTTTTGTAATAGAGGATGTGCAAGGTAGTTTTGCTACTGGTATTTCTACGATTTCTTATATTAATTCTTCAGGAATTACGACTTATGTTGGTGCTGCAGTAACTGCTTCTAGTGTAAATGTAGATCAATATAATACTGGACTTCATATGAAGATATTCCAAGCTAATCATGGAATGCACTCATCTGAAAACTATGTGAGAATCTCTAAGATGAGACCTACACTGGATCAAAGTTCTTCAGATACAACTACAGAATTAACTCAAACAGGAACATCTGTTACTCTTGTAGACTCTTCTGGTTTTGAAACTTTTGAAGGTTATCCTGTAGATGGATCAAATCCCGGATATGCTATTATTGGTTATGAGGTATTCGAATATACTGCAGTTGCTGGAAATACTTTAACGATTTCCCAAAGAGGTGTAGATGGAACTCTTGTTTCTCAACTTACATATCCAATTGGATCTTTAGTAGAAAAATATGAGTTCAATGGAATTTCTCTTAGAAGGATCAATAAAGTTCACAATTTATCTCTTGTAGATCAAACAATACATCCAACTGAACTTAATAGTTATCATATTAAGATTGAGATGGGAGCTACTGATTTTGAAGGAAATCCAATCGGAGTTTCCAGAACTGATGATAGATATTTCTTGAGCACGGTTCAAACTGGAAGATCTGGAACAAATATCTCCAATAATATTCAGTTTGAAACTATCACTCCAAACTTTGCAAATATAATTCCATCTGGAACTTCTATGTCTGCTAGAATGAGAACGTTCGCAGGAACAAGTATTAGTGGAAATGAAAACTCATTTACAGATCTTGGATACGAAAGTGTTCAAATAAATGAAATTAACTATCTTTCTTCTCCAAGAGTAGTATGTTCAAGAGAGAATGAACTGAGACACATCACCAATAGTCCAGGATCAAAATCTTTGACTATGGAATTCTTAATGAATAGTACAGACTCTAGAGTTTCTCCAGTAATCGATACCATTAAAACGGCAACTATTCTTACATCAAACCTTGTCAACAGTCCAAATGGTATTGGAGAAAACTCCACTTATGCCGATGATGATAATGTGAGAAGTCTATACAATGATGGTCATTCTGCAATTTACATTTCAAAACCTGTAAGATTAAAAATCCCAGCAAACTCATTGAAGGTTTTCCTCAGTGCAAGTAGAAACACTCAGAATGATATTAGAGTATTATACAGACTGTATAGATCTGATTCTCCAGAACTTTCTCAAAACTTTGAACTGTTCCCAGGATACCTAAATTATCAAGTTGATGGTCAGGGTATTAGAAGAGTAATAGATGTATCGAGAAATGATGGATCTGCAGATAAGAGAGCTGATCAGAGTTCTGATAGATCTTTCAGAGATTATGAGTATACTGCAGATGATCTTCCTGAGTTTGATGCTTTCTCAATCAAGATTATTATGGCTTCTGAAAATCAAGCCACTCCACCAATGGTGAAACAGTTAAGATCTATTGCTACAATTAAACCAAAACCATAATATGGAATACATAAAAGTAAAAGATAAAGATAATTTAGTCAGGGATTCTTTTTCTAATGGAATAGTGAATACTGACATTGAAGGTTACAAAACATACATTCAAAATTATAAAAAAGCTTATAATGATACTCAAAGAATTAAAGAACTTGAGAATAATGTTAATGAAATTAAAAGTGATTTGAATGAAATTAAAGATTTATTGAGGAACTTATCAAAATGAATCCTGATCAAATACAACTAGAAGATGTTAATAAAATGTTTGAGTATGAGAAACTATCCAGAGATATAGATAATGTAGATGATATTGAAGTTCTTAAGAACTACGCAAAATCATATATTAAATTATATCTCAAACAACAAGAAGTTGTATCTAAATTCTAATGGCAACTCATACAATCACCTTTGATCCAACGTCCGGTGTTGCTTACGGAGCAAATCTTGTAATCAACACTGGGGCAACTTTTAATGATAGTTTTACGGTAAAAACTACATCAGGATCTGCTTTTAACTTTAATGGGTGGACTGGATCTTCTCAGATGGCCAAAAGTGTTTCTATTGGATCATCGATGTATGCATCAGCTACATTCAATGTAGGATTTACAAGTGCTGTTGGTGGTAGATTTAATCTTTCTCTAGGTTCTACAGAAACTAGATCTTTAGTGGAAGGTAGATATGTTTATAACATCCTAGTAAGTTCAGGATCTACAGTTTATAATTTAGCAAGTGGAAATGTTCTAGTAATTCCTGGAATATCATCAGCACCATAAATACCTTAAGGGGTAATTGGATAAATGGCACAACCATCATCTAGACAAGAGTTAATTGATTATTGCAAAAGAAAACTGGGTGCTCCAGTTTTAGAAATAAACGTTGCTGATGAGCAAATTGAAGACCTAGTTGATGATGCTATTCAATTTTTTCAGGAAAGACATTTTGATGGAGTATATCCAACATTTTTAAAGTATCAGATCACAGAAGATGATATTAATAGAGGTAAGGCACAACCAACCTCAGGAGTAGGAATTAGTACCATAACTGTGGACCATAATGTTGGGTTAACCACTCAATTTAATTTTTATGAAGGTGGAAATTATTTACAAATTCCACCTTCCGTTATCGGTGTAAATAAAATATTTCACTTTGATGGAACTAATACCATCACAAATAATATGTTTAGTATGAAATATCAGTTGTTCCTTAATGATATTTACTATTGGGGATCTACTGAACTCCTCACTTATGCAATGGTAAAAACTTATCTTGAAGATATTGAGTTTTTACTTACAACACAAAAACAGATTAGATTTAATAAAAGACAAGATCGTTTATATTTGGATATAGATTGGGGATCTGTTACTGCAGGAACATATCTAATTATTGATTGTTACCGAACATTAGATCCTAGCGACTATTCTCGGGTTTGGAACGATTCTTTCCTGAAAATGTACTTGACTTCACTTATTAAAAAGCAGTGGGGACAAAACTTAATTAAATTCCAGGGAGTAAAACTTCCAGGGGGTGTGGAATTAAACGGAAGACAGATTTATGATGATGCTCAAAAAGAACTTGAAAATATTATGGAAAAAATGTCAAATACTTATGAACTTCCACCTTTAGACATGATTGGATGATATGTTAAATCCATTTTTTCTTCAAGGATCAAAATCAGAGCAATCGTTAATTCAGAGTTTAGTTAACGAACAACTCCGCATGTATGGGGTAGAGGTTTATTACTTGCCAAGAAAATATGTAACGGAGAGAACTGTAATAAGAGAAGTTATTGAATCAAAATTTGATAATGCTTATCCAATAGAAGCATATGTTGATACATATGATGGGTATGAAGGGCAAGGAACAATATTATCGAAGTTTGGGGTTCAACCATTAAATGATTTAAATCTTATTATTTCCAAAGAAAGATTTGAAACTTATATTTCTCCTCTTATAAAGAACTTACCTGATGTAAAATTATCAACAAGACCAAAAGAGGGAGATTTGATCTGGTTCCCTCTTGGAGACAGATTATTTGAAATCAAATTTGTTGAACACGAAAAACCTTTTTATCAACTTCAAAAAACTTATGTTTATGAGTTGAGATGTGAACTCTTTAGATATGAAGATGAAATTGTTGACACTGGTGTTGGTGAAATTGATGATAATGTTTCTAAAGAAGGATACATACAAACTCTTACTATGGTCGGTCTTGGTGTAACAGCCACAGCAACCGTTACTGGTATTTGTACAACTGGTGGAGTAAGATTTGTAACTATTTCAAATAGAGGTAATGGATATACTTCTAGACCAAGAGTAATATTTTCATCTGCTCCAGCTGGAGGAACTACAGCAGTTGGAATATCTACCTTAATTGGTGATCTAATTGATTGTAATGGCAATAAAGATGGTTATAAGATTCAAGGTATAGAATTAATTAATCCTGGATGTGGATATACTGTAGCCCCTTCTGTTGTAGTTGTTGGTGGTGGCGGGGCTGGATTTGCTGCTACGACTACTTTGGGTAATGGGACTATTAAACAAGTTTCAATTATAGATGGTGGAAGTGGATACTCCAGTCAACCAACGGTGACATTTAGTGGACCTGGAGTAGGAATTACTGCTACTGGTACATCATCTATTAATTCTGCTGGAATAGTAACAGCAGTTTATATTACAAACGCTGGATTGGGATACACTCAAACACCAACTATTACAATTTCATCTCCATACTCTTCAGGATCTGGAAGTTATGAATACAATGAAACTGTAACAGGTAGTATTAGTGGATCAACGGCTATTGTTAAGAAATGGGATTCTGACATTAACGAATTGGAAGTATCTAACATTAGTGGAACATTTGTAAATGGAGATGTTCTTGTCGGATCAAAATCAAATGCTTCTTATGAAGTAAGATTGATTAATACCGATAATACTCAAGATCCATTTGCTGATAATGACAATATTGAAATTGCAGCTGATGCTATACTTGACTTTTCAGAAACTAATCCATTTGGAAATCCATAAATAATATATCATACTTTCCTGACAAATGTTTGAGTATTTTTATCACGAGATACTGAGAAGAACAATCGTTTCTTTCGGAACTTTGTTCAATAACATTAACATCAAACACACGAATGACTCTAATAGTACCGTGAGTATGATGAAAGTTCCTCTTGCATATAGTCCGACACAGAAATTTTTAGCGAGATTGGAACAAGTTCCAGATTTGAATAAACCAGTTCAAAT